ATTAATTATTGTATTTCCACCGCCTCTACCGCCACCACCAACACCGCCGGCCTTCTTTAAGATTTTTCTAATCTCTATTAATTCTTTTAATGATTTCTCGCTGGCCGTAAGTAATTTCTTATCAACTCCTACTTCTCTCTTTTGTTCTTTTGTTTCCTTTCTTGTCTCTCTTCTTTCTTCAGTTTCAATTTCGTCTTCTTCTAACGCTTTAGCATCTTCCTTTCGATCTTTCTCTAACTCATCCTCTGACTCATCTCTTTGTAATATGTCTAGACCTTTTTCTCCTGTCGCGCCTTGAAATCCCTTTTGTTGTGCTTCTTGTGCTAATTGTAGTTCAGCCTTTTCATCAGCCATTCGCTGTTCTATTGTACGAGAATCAAATTTCTTTTTCATTCCAAACATACCACCGACAAGATTACCGGTACCTGCTATAGCTCGTTCACCTAGATTCCACATGGAGGCTATTTTACTAGGTTTACCTTCATCACTTACACCAAACAGTCTTTCGGCTGTAAATGCTTGCCTTAAACCCTTTCCAATTCCTGCACCGGAGTCAATATTAGCCCAATTCTTTACTCCTGTCTTGAATCCTCTTTCATTTAATGACGCATCTACTTGTTGTAGGCCTAAATCCTCAACAAGTTTTGCACCAACCTCTCCTTGTGATCCCATTACTCCTTGAACTCTTTTCGACTGAACTCTAACATCTTCTATAGAAACGTTTTTGTCGTTATATTTTTGACCCAAAGCACGAGCAGTTAGCATTTTGGAAAGGTTTGTTAATTCTGATTGTGCGGCAGCTGCTTGTTCGGCATCCGCTTTCTCAAGCGCTTCCATACCGCGTTGTATGGCTGGAGCATTTTCTCCTATATTTCTACTTAAAACTGCTGCTCCTCTAGACGCTTCAGAAGCGCCTCTGTTTGTTGTACCACCGGCATAACCCATGCCAGCTCTAACGTCTCCAGCTATAGCTGCAATTGCTTCTCCTGGTTCTTTTGCAAACCGGCCTGTTTCGGGATCTATCCAGCGCTCTGCTTGTTCATTATAATCTTTATCTTCAAAATCAACAGCTTGCTCACCTGGCTTATGGAAAACTTTTGGATCGCCCGGTATTCCTGGCCCTCTCTTCGGAAAGATTGCCCTTATCTTCTTTGAAGATCTTCTTAATGGTGTTGGTTCTTCCCATTCGCTGTCAGGTCCGGGTCCCCATCTACCACCTTCTCCGCGTGCTTGCTCAGGCCTGCCTTGATCTGGTTCCCTTGCGAACCATATTTTCTTTCCTTCATTGGGCCCGCTTCGAGGAGTGGTGGCCCCAAAACCTATACCTTTCTTTTTCCATTCCTCCCGAACCTTTGGATCATTTGGATCTAAACCTAGCTTTTTCCAATCTTTGACGAGATGGCCCTGGGCGTATTCAAGGACTTTCTGGTTGGCTTTGTAAAATTCCTTTTCACCTACAGGTCCTAGGTTGGTGCCGCCAGTTCGTTTTGCTTCCTCTACTCTCTCTTTTATTGCGTCTGCTTTTTCTTGCGTTGTTGGCTCTGTTGGTCCTGTTGGCGGTGGTTGGCTGGGTCCAGCCTCCACTGCCGCTACTATTTGTGGAATGGATTCAATGATGAGCTCATTTTGTGCTATGATCTGAGCATTTTGGTCTTCTATTCTTGTACGAGAATATTTTGCACCTTGGTTATGTTTTCTTTGTTGCTCATAGAATACTTTGGCAATATTTTGCTGCTTTACGTTTATTAGCTCTTTACCAATTTGTAACAGGTTAGCTACCTTATTGGTTGCGGCATCTTTCTTTAGAATCTCAGTATCGTCGGCAATTATTCCGTGATTATCGTTTACTAATGTTTCTAATTTCTTAAAATCTTTTGAGTTCGTTACATCATTGACACCGATTCCAAAGCCTCCGCTCGTGTCGCGCGTATCTGTGTTTTCAATCCGATCTATTAGATCAGTAAGCTCATTTAATAATGCTCTTGTTTTTGCGTCTTCTTCGAAATCTGCCATTTACATCCACTTTTTATTCTGTTGTTGTTCTTTCTTTTTCTCCGCTTTCTTCTTTAAATGCTGCACGAGCATTGAAACGTAAACTTCTCTCTCCCACGGCATCATGTTTTCTAGCTCCGTTAAACTATACTGATGTTCCTGCATAAGCAAGAAATTAGTCCTGTAAAAATTTCCAAGACTCTCCTGGGACAGAGTTAACCGAAAAAATGTTCGTACCCGTTAATATTAATTTTATTTTCGGTTTCACAATGTGGACATTTATATTCCACAATATGTTCTATACGAGGCATTCGTTGAAAAAAGTCCCTCATTTTATCCATAACAACAAGTGGAAGATCTTCTACAAAGGAACCAACCTCTTCTGGTGTTTCGTCTGCAACGCTAAATGTCTCTTCCCCATCAACAACATAATCAATACATTTAGCAATTAATTCATCATCGGTTAGCTCTTCTATTTCAGCTGCAACTAAAGCAGTAGGCCATCTTAATTGTACACCCATTTCTTCATTTATTTTAATAAAGCTATCGGGTGGGTTTTCTAAACCCACGACTTTTACTTCATCAAGTCTCAATTCATAAGGTGTTGTCTTTTTACAGTCACCACAGGTAAGTGTAAAGTCAGCTGTTTCACCTACAGACTTAGATCTTATTTTAATAAATAAGTCTTGTAAATCAAACATTGTAAGTTCGTGTCCTTTAATTTTTTCGTCGCAACAGTTTGTTACGATTTGAGCACAGGCGTCAACCATCTCTTTAAAGTTTTCACCCTCACTAGCCAACATAAGAATTTTTTCTTCCTTAACTAAGAAGGGCCTAAATTTAATAAGCTCTCCTGTTGAGGCTAGATTGCCTTCAAACATTGGTGTTTCTATTCTAGGTAATGTCATATATTTTCTCCATTATATTATATTGTTGGGCCAACTTTTTTATTAGCCTTCCTTTCTTCTGCTTCTTTTTCCTTTCTTTCTTTTTCTTCTTCTTTAGTTTCATATTGTGCAACGTCTTGAAATCCTCCTAAGTTACCGGTCTTTTCTTGCTTCTCAAGATCTACGTGTACGGTTTTAGATGTCCAGTATGCTGAGGATATGATTAAAGTAGTTCTCGATATACTGGTTGACCCTGTTGCCAACGGTACCAAGTTTAATACTTTTGGTGTAACTTCATGCAATTCCCACGTGGTCCTTACCTTGTCATCCATCCCTAACAAATTAATCCATATTGTGCCATATTGTTCATCTGGAAATCTAACTCTTTTGCTTTGGGTGTCTACACAATGGGAAATCCAAGCTTCAAACACATGCCTTAGTTTCCAATGTGCATCTGTTATCCACGTAAGGTTAATTTCGTTTCCTAAAAAGCTGACATTTGAATTTCTCATAAATTGCCAAGTGCCAATAGCAACTTCTTTGTTTTGTAATACCATACCAGGTATCTGTACTTCTTCGCACATTATAGTTGCTTCTGTATAGAGATCGCCATGATCATGTGGAACCCTATTGGCTGCTTCTTGGCGGGATCCTGGAGGGGTGTTGCCTAAAACATCAAATCCCCCGTTACGCCATATTTTCTCTATTGTTGCTGGAAATTTAAATGTACATTCAAACCGTTCAGTTCTAGATAATTCTGTATCTCTAATATGAGCTTTAAATTGTTCTAGGTTTGTTAGTGTCTTTTGTTTTTGACTTACTGCCATTATAGTTGCTTCCTTTTACGTTCAGGTCGTTTAGCATTTTCTCTGTATATGTGAGCAGCCTGGGCACCAACAAATTGCTGTGTGTCCAAAAATATTGCTGACTTCCAATGTACTGGATTTACTTTATACATTCTACCTGAAATCTGACTTGTTAAATATTTTTTAACAGCTCCTCTTACTTCAGGGAATCTGCTAAAATTTCTTATAAAACCCCATTGTGATCTTAATTTACTTTTTATATCTATATCTAAATCTGAGGCCTCCATTAGTTTGCCTAGTAGTCTAGCCCTTATTAATGGTGGAATATAATGTAAATTAATACCACTAAAACCTGTTGGCATCGGCTCTGATATTATAACTAAAGGAAACGTATCATAATATGGTAATGTTTGTTTATGTTTAGGATCATATCTAAAAGCATACATTTGACCTATGTCTAATTTTTGTGCATATTCTCCTAAGTCTGAACCAAACACTTCGTTGGGTTCATTTAGTCCGGTTGCTACATTACGAACAGTTCTCATATACCAATTAGCAGAACGTTCTTTATCTCCTGCTTCTAGTCTAATATCTGTGAATGGTGTTGCCATGTAAGTATTTATATTAGATACCCAATTCTTTTTCAGTTATAATCATAAATTCCATGTTTTGTTTTTTACAAAAGTCTTTGGCACTTTTCCATTTAGCTTCATTAACTCCGTATTGGGCTACTTCTTGTATATATCTTTTGGTTTTTCTCTTCTGAGTTTCAGGAGGTTTTGTAAATCTTTCGGGCTTTACTTCAACAAGATACTTTTTCTTGTCTACTTGTATATAAAAGTCCACCATATATTTGTGTACCTTGTTGTCTAATGGATTACGATATGGGATGGCTACTTCTTCTGATGCCCACCCTTTAACTGATTCGTTAAGATCACACCAGTTCATAAATTTTAATTCATAACTAGACCTGTAGGTAATAGACTTTATGTCCCCGAGATACTTGATTGGGTTTCGAGGAATAAACTTGCCTTTATATATTTCTTTGGCGTAAACCATATAAATAAGTGTATAACATAACTCAGAGTATTTATATGGGATCTTTTATCGATAGAATTGCAGCGCGCGTTTTCGGAAACGACACAGCTAAAGAACAAATAGCGGCTGAAAACAAATACTATGCAAACAAGAACAAATTAGATGAGTCCACCAAGGTAACTCATAATGCTTCTGTTGATGAAGGAATAAATCGTCAACAGCATCTTAAATCAAATTATGGATTGTCTTCAGATCCGCAACTGGATGGCGACACCTTGTACTATCCCCAAGAACTTTTTACACCCAGTCAACCACATGGTGTTCATTTTTTTATAAATGCTAGACAAGTCTCTGTAGCAGCTGAAGAAGCAGTCTCAGCGTCTGGCGCTGAGCTAAAGAAACTACAAGCTGCTCAAGAAGGATATAATTCAGAATATACAGCAGAAAATAGAGCAAAATCTGAGCTGTATGAAAATGCATCAACACTAACAGGCACCCTAGCAGGAGCATTAGGTTTGGCTGCAGGTACTCAATCTGGCATGCTTGGTGAAGCTTCAAAATCAGGGCTTGGCAGTCTGTTGATTACAGCTGGAGGAGCAGGCGTGGGAGCCCTTTTAGGCAAAGGGGTTGCAAATAATACTTCTACAATTAGATTATTAAAATCAATTCAACTACATGTGCCTGCATCAGTAGTAGCAGCATACGCAGCTAATTGGAGTGAAGCCGAAACAGGAATAGCAGGAATGATAGGTTCAGGAAAATATGACGGAGCCGATCTGTTGGAACTTCCAGAATATCTTGGTAGAGGATTAATAGCAGCAGCTGCTAATATACCTAAAGGATTAGGTGCTAATGCAGACTTTGGCGCAGTATTAGAGGCAACATCTAAAAAGGTAGCAAACCCATATAAAGAACAATTATTTAAGAGCATGGGGTTTAGAAGATTTGCATTTAATTATCATTTTGCACCTAGAAATGAAGGTGAAGCCCGAAACTGTATGGAGATAATTAATACATTCAAATATCATATGCACCCTGAGGCCTCAGATGGAGATATGTTTTTAATTTATCCAGCCGAATTTTCAATAGTATTTGAAATATTAGATAACGGAAGTGTGAAACGAAATCCTTATTTACCTAAAGTATCCTCTTGCGCACTAACAAGTGTGAAGGCAACATATGGTCCTGACGGTATGTTTAATACCTTTCAAGACACAGATGGTATCCCATCAGAAATGCACTTGGAATTAGCATTTACAGAACTAGAAACATTAACAGCAGTAAGAATAGCACAAGGATTTTAATATGTATTTTAAAGCACTACCAAAAATGTATTATCCCTACA